AATTAGCCAGCGACGTGTACAAAGCGATCTTTAAGACATCTGTCTCAAGATCATGTTGCCCAAGAAGTAATTGCTCCTTAAAGCTGGTCGTCCACGTTTGAGTAATGGCCATCTATAACGCTCATGAAATTACTATGGTCACTGAAGATAAGATACCACTTGCAGTCAATGGCGCAGCCACTGGGGCTGGTTGCATACCTATTGAGGCAAATGTCGAATCTCCTCCCTGCCAAACCGATACGTTAACCGTCGAAACCACATCTGGGCGGGGGTCATACACCGCTATCGGCTCGTTAATCCCCCGTTTCGGCTCCAACTGCGGGTGCTTTGGTTCATAGCACTCCGGGCAAACCTTAAATCCTGTCCATTCCTTTTTTAACACTTTGTAGGGATACCGCTGACCACATTGGTCACATATGGCTAACGAGTATCTTCCAACTGCATAGCCAGCCATATTAGTACCCCAAATCAGGCGTTAGATAGACACTTGCAATGTCTCTATCTTCCTGTGCCGCCCTCGCAAATTCTTCCTCATACAACTGCTTTAAAATAATTACCCTATCCGGCGCTTTTTTCAAGGCAATGTAATAAGCAAGCCCCGCCGCAAGGCATGGCAGAAATCGAAATACAATATCAGAGGTATTAGTGTATGCCCCTACATCCTGAATCCGACGAACAGCGTAATAGCGAAAAATGTAAGGCTCACTATTGTCTGGAGCAGGATAAACAAACAATTTCGGAGAACTTGTACGTTGGACGTAATACTGAGCAGGACGCGCTTGCGTGTTCTTGTCTGGCAGATGCAAGTACTCGTTCTGGCTGATCCGATCAATAGTGATGTCTTGCTGGTTCTGACCAGTATTAGTACGAATCACCGCAGATAACACATTCACCGTATCCGCCGGTAACGTATATTCAGCTTGTCCAAACACCATGGACACCTGCCGCTGCTCGATTGTCCATAGATTCAAGCCTCTATTAGCCCATTCGAGGAAAAGCAGGTTCAGGGACCTGCGCGCAGTGCGCATGTCATAACCACTGCGGTTTTCTAAACCACAGCGCTCATATGCCTCTTCAATTAGCTCATCAAACTCTAAATCGAAGGTGGTTGTCCCTGAGGTTGCCATTTAGCATCCTTTTTTCTTTGCCATTCCACCCATGGCGTATTTCGTTCCCTTAGAGCCCCCAAAACGACTTTGATTCAACCCAGCCTTGCCACTGTGTTTAACACTAGGTGGCTTGGTCTCTTTAATCATCTTGCCGATATCGGGGTCACGGCGATCTGGTGTTACTGCATCGCCTACACGATTGATAGAGCCCCCGCTACCAAACTTCATGCCCTTACTGGTCTTGCTAAACTTCTTAGCAACCTTTGTCGGAATGCCAACCTTTTTCGCAAAAGCCGGATTATGCGCCGCCGCATCCATCAATTTCTTCTGTTTTGCACTTTTAGCTGGCATTTCTAGTCTCCATTAGGCGATCTAACTTCATCTCCAACCGGTCCAATCGGTCTAGCACACGGTTGATATCCGCATGAACCTCTGCTTTTGTGACATATTCTTTTGCTATTTCTTCACGAGTGCGATTAATCAGCACTTGCAGCCGATGAACTTCGGCTGATTTTTCTTTCAATATCCAGCTTACTAAGCCTAGAAGAATTGAAAGAACAACGTTCCATACCATGAGCTCCATCTCAGCACTTCCACCGTTTACGGGCTTGTCTCAAGCGGCTATTTGGATCAGCCGCCGCCTTTGGAAATTGCTTCATCTGGCCTTCACTACGAGCGCAATAAGACTTCCTTCTCGACGCGCGCGCGGGAGAAGGATTGTTTTCAGTGACCGCTGTCTTCAGCTTACTGCCGGGGTTGGCACGACGGTAGGCTTTTACACCTTGCTCCGTCATACCCGCCCCGGACTTAGTCGGGCGAAAATTGCCTGACTTGACCGAAGTTGCAATCGGTTTTTCGCGCTTGCGAGGCATGACTTAGCAAATGCGAGTCTTCTTGCCGCGCGCAGCACCATTGCCACGGGAAGCCACCATCTGAACGGAGCCCCCTTTGGCATAGCCCATAGCCATCTTTTTATGAGCATTAACAGCACCACCTGCGGCATATCCCATCATGCCGCCGCCCATTTTTCCCATAGGCATTGAATCCATGCTGTACATGTCATCACCGGCCATGCCTTTTTTGGTGGACTTGGCCATTTTCATGCCCTTATCCATGCTCATGCCCGACTTCTTACGCTTTTTGTTCATCTTCATCATCATGATCCGGCTCCTTATGCCCAGAAGAATGTGGCAGAAATAACGTCCGTTAAATCTGCATAAGCCCCGCTTTTAAACAAAATACCATCCTCAGGCAGTGACATATAGATAGCACTGCTACCCGCAGGAACGTCGATTTTGTACAAGACGGTGCCACCACTGCCGCCGTCTTTAATTACAACTTCGCCCACACCTGCGTCTGGAGACACATATATGGCCTTGATACGAGTCCGGCCAGTAAAAATGTTCCCGTCAGCATCTAGATAGGTACTCTGTAAATCGCTCATGTACCCCATGGCGACCTCCTAATTAGGCAGCAGTGGTAAACGTGATCGACGCTGCCAAGGTGCAGAATGCATATGCAAACCAGTTGGTGCCGTCACTTATCAGATCGACACGATCACCAGCAACCGACGAACTTGCCACAAAGCTAATGGTATCGTCGCCTGTGCCTGTATCACCGGCTGCACCCGCTGCGTTGAATTGCATACCTTTGATGATATTTGCGCCACCATTGGTCACAACGGTGTAATCCGTGCCGACCGGAGCCGCTTTGACGATAAACGTAAAGCGCAGACCTGCTGCTGGAAGGGGCAGGGTAGTAGCAAACTCAGTTGCCGAATTCAAAAAGATTGTTCGTCCGCTGTCCGCAGCCGTCAGAGTGCTTGCAGCGGTTTTGGTGGTTACAGCGACAGGACCGATAAAGCCGTTATCAGAGATAACCGGACCGGTAAAGGTAGTATTTGCCATGTTGTCCTCACATGCGAGTTAGGTGTATTCGTCTGCATGTCGTCAGCCGGGACTGTCGAATACACCGGGATTCCCGGAATATTGGCAATATACACCATTGCCAATAAAAGAAAAGGGGCCAATTGGCCCCTTTTCTCGTTCCCCTTATTAGGCAGGAGTATAGCCTTCTGAGCCCCAGATTGCTCTTGGGTCAGACCAGCCGAAGCTGTAACGCTCACGAGCCTTGTACCGGACGTTGCCTGTATCGAAATCACCTTCAAAGGCGGTCTTGATACTGGAACGCTGGAACATCTTCAGGCCGTTCGGGGCATCGGTCATCAGGAACCATGCGTCCGGATCGGTCAGGAAGTGGTTCACGAAGTAACCTTCTGGAACCATGCCCATCGATTTGATGGCGTTGATGTCGTTATCTGCGGTTTCGGTACGCAGGGTCGATTTCATCAGGCGCTCTGCGGTAAATTGCAGTTCCTTAGGAATGATCATGCGGCGAACCGACAGAGCGACCTTCAGGCCACGTTCGTCAGTGAAACCAGCGACATCGATGATGCCCTGCTCAAGCGAGGTCTCATTCAGGTCAGCGGCCGTAGTTGGCACGTTGCTGAAGTTTGGACCCAGTGCGGTCGGGTGCGCGCTGTTACACAGCGAAACACCGTCACCGCCGTTGTAAGCGCCGGTGGTATTGAACGCATTGTTCAGTACCGAAGCGGCCTTCACTTGCTTGGTGTAAGACATCGAACGAGCCAGCGCCTTGGTGTAACGCGACGACAGACGATCATAGAGGTTATCCTCAATGGCCTCTTCGGTCAGCGCGAACGCCAGAGCGACGGTTTCGTGGGTGTAACGAGCAGTGAACGATTCCTGTGCGGAGTCATAGTTGACACCAGCACCTTCGTTCTTGGTCGGGGCTTCGCCGAAGCCGGTCAACATGACCTCTTCTTCGAAGGCACGATCAGACGATTCAATTGAAAAAATTGCCTCGTGCTCGTTTTCATAACGCTTGTACTCCATCCCGAACAGGGCGTTCAGGCCGGGTTCTAGCTCTTTTACGAGTTGCGAACGGGAAATAGCCATGATTTAGCTCCTATTAGGTCAGGCCAGCAACACCGATGCTGCCGTATTGATGCGCATTGATCTTTACGACAACTTGAGTGAAGTTTTCACCCAAAGAATTGTTTGGAATGTTGTACAGACCAACAATCTTTAGGACCAAGGTATTAGTGGTCAGGATAGTGGACGAATCCAACTCCATTGCAGAAATACCAGTGATGTTGCTACCTGCCGTGTAGGCAACAGCCGCATTCTGGCCAATATCTGCTTGAACCACGTCTTCATCAGCTTGAATAATGAACAGCTGATTAGGATCATCCAGAACTTCAGCGACAATTTGACCTGTCGTGATGTTCACCGAACCGGGATAGTAATTGCTCCAAGTCGGCTTACCAGAGGTTGGATCGATATAGCTGCAACCGTTAAATACGCCAACAGCCGTAGCATGAGTGCCACTGACATATCTAACAAGGTAGCCGCCAACAAGGGTAACTAGGTCACCCTGATAAATAGCGCCCGATTGGTTGTCCGCGATGATGTAACCATACTGCTTCTGTGCACCAGTAGCAGAAAGGTTACCCATGGGGCGGAGACCATAGGCTTTATCTACGTTTGCCATGTATAGCTCCTAAAGGGTTATGTAGTCTTAACGACTACCGAAAGTAGTGCGAGTGCTCCGTTCTGGAGCCTGTATCCGCATCGTCGAGTGCGCGTTTTCACGCATCAACTCATTGTCTACCGCTTGAATCTGATCCTGCGCCTTACGATTGTAGTGAGCATTGCGTTCAGCAAGAGTCTCATTAGGGATACGAGCAAGCATCAGGCCTCCTACCGCCACCACACCAGCATGTTTACCATCATCGATGGTAGGCAGTGTGTTGCGATATTCCTCTGGCAACTCCTCATTGCGAACAAGCTCATAGCCCTCGCGGAGTCTGCCATAGACGTGCTGCTTATCTTCAAACCCATTAATCTCCGACCGAATCCAGCGATGCTGGAAACCATCAGGGGCAGGGGGTGCATCCAAACGCGATGGAGGAGTCCAAGGCTTCCGGCGTGTTTCCTTCTCGCGAGTACCGCGAGGGGCACGATCAATGGTAAGTTTTTCTTGGCTCATTTTTTACTCCTTTACGTGTTTGGCATATTCCTCGAGAGGAACACCCAATCTTTTTGCGATAGCAACTTGACTCGGTGAAAGTTTCACCGTCTTGCGTGCACTATTAACCCCGGAACTACGGGATGCAGGAGCAACGGCTGGCACGTTCTGCCGTTGTCTGGATACTGGTTCAGCAGACTTAGAGTAGTAACTCCCGAATTTCTGCGGAAATTCTGACCGAAGTCTGTTGTCTAATTCAGTATAGTACTCCTCCGACTCGGGGTCAAACCCCTCCTCTTCCACCATAGTGGCATGAATTCCCCATGCCGCATAG